TAACGGTACGGTAAGTGCGGGTTCCGCTGCTGCTGGCGTTACGTTAGATCATGCTTCTATTACCGCTAATGGTGATGAGTTTGATGACGTTACTGGTGGATTTGCAGCTGCTCAATCACCGTGGTTCGTTTCGCAAAATGCTCAAGGTGCTGTTGCGAACTTGTTTAGATTCCATACTCGTTCTCATGGCCAGATTGAAAATAATTCTATTAAATTTCAAATCTCTAATGTTGAGACTTCGGTTTCTTCGTTTCCTCAATTTACATTAAGTATTCGGGCTGCCGGTGATGATGATCGTAGACCACAGATTTTAGAGTCGTATGCTAATTTAAATCTTAATCCCGATGATCCTAACTACATTGCAAGAGCAATTGGTGATCGTAGAGTATCTTACGATTTAACTCAAGATCCTCCCGAATTGCTTTTTGATGGTGATTTCCCCAATAAGTCTAAGCTTGTAAGAGTTGAAATGAATACGGGTGGTTATCCCACGGACTCTAGACCGGCTGGCTTTAGAGGTGTTGGCTCTATTCTTGCTCAAACAGGTGGGCCTTCAAGTGGTCCCGCTGCTGGTGGTGGCGCTGCGAGTAATAGCGCTCCTGGCGGTTTGACAGCTACTGTTGCTGCATTACCTACAGTTACTAATCAAGTTCGTGATGGTGTTGTTGATAGTGTTAAAGTGATGGGTATTAATTTCCAATCAGCTGGCGTTAGTGATAGACTTAAGAAGACGGTGACATCGGCTTCGGGTAGCACTACTGCTGATCCTGGTATTTTATTCCTTTCTACTACAGGTGAGTTGGGTGTTACGGGCGACAATGCAGAAGATGATACTCCTGTCACGCCGGCAGATTTTACAGTTGTTAATATGGTTAGTTCTAACTCTGGTAACTTTGTTAATTCTTCTACTTTGCGTTGTCAAGGTTTGGAAGATAATGAAGCGCTGAAGTTTGTTGCTCCTGTCTTTGGTGGTTGGGATGGTTATGATCCTCGTAGTAATATGTTGACCATCCAAGATACTGGCACTGTTTCGGGTGACTTTGATGTAGCAAGAAAAACATTGGCTAACCCCGAAGAAGTTGAGTTTAATCTGTTGGCCGTTCCTGGCATTACTTCGTCCGGCGCTGGCACACCGATTAATAACTTCCTTAATATGGTTGAGCAACGTGCTGACTCCTTCTTACTTATTGACTTGGCGACTTCTACTTCGACTGGTTCTGGTTTGGCTATGTCGGTTAGTAACGCTCAAGATCAAGCTGGTAAGTTTGATTCCAGTTATGGTGCAACTTATTGGCCGTGGGTTAGAATTAATGATAGTGAAAACAATCGTCTTGTTTGGGTTCCACCTTCGGTAGAAATCATGGGCGCATATGCCTTTAACGATAGAGTGGGTCAACCTTGGTTCGCACCTGCTGGCTTTAATCGTGGTGGCTTAGAAAGAGTGTTGGAAGTTAGAAGAAGATTGACACAGACGCAGCGTGATAATCTTTATAATAATACTCCAGGCGTTAATCCTATCGCTACATTCCCAGGCCAAGGTATTGTTATCTTTGGTCAGAAGACGCTACAGAAGAAGCAATCTGTATTGGATAGAGTGAATGTTCGTAGAATGATGTTGACGGTTAGAAAGACAATCTCTAGAATGTCTCGTAACTTCGTCTTTGAGGCTAACAACGCTCAAACAAGAAGCAATCTGCTACAGATGGTTAATAACTATCTTGGTTCGGTTCAAGCGGCCAATGGTATTAACGAGTTTAGAGCTTCTATTGAAGAAGGTGCTGATTTAGTGGATAGAAATGTTATCAAGGGTAAGATTTTCTTGAAGCCGACTACGGTTGCTGAAATTATTATCTTTGACTTTACGCTTACACCACAAGGTGCATCGTTTAGCGAATAATTAAATTATGTGAATGAGGGGCAGCAAATTTTCCCCTCATTCACATATTTATTAACGAACACATTTATTTTAAAATGTAATGGAGAAAACGAATGCCAGATGTTAGACCCGTAAATGAGATGTTAGCGGACACATTTGAGCCTAAGAGATCAAGCAGATGGTACTTCAAATTTAATGAAGACGTACTTCCTCAATTTGTAGCTCGCACAATGAGTCGCCCAAGCTTTACACAAGATTCTGTTCAGATTGACTATATCAATAGTAAAAGATTCTTGGCTGGTAAATTTACTTGGAACACTATGTCGATTACATTGTTAGATCCCATTGCTCCTTCTTCATCTCAGAAGGTGATGGAATGGGCACGTCTTGGCCATGAAACAATTTCTGGTCGTGACGGGTATGCAGCTTTCTATAAGAAAGATTTTCAATTGATGCTTATGGACCCTGTGGGTGTAGCTGTAGAAGAATGGGATATTAGAGGTGCTTTTATTACTGATGCTTCTTTTGGCGATATGGATTACTCTTCCGCTGAACCAGTTGAAATTAGTTTAACAGTTCAACCAGATGAGTGTATTCTAAGATACTAAGTTTAAGTTACAAAGATATTTTATTAAAATATTTTGTATAGTTTTAATTAAAGGAAGGTTTATATGGCTAAGAATGCACAGGTTGATTTTGATAGTGATGAATCAACTGTTAATGATGAAAGCTCATTAGAACAGACATTAAAAAGAGAAGTGCCTACACCTAACATTGATAATGTAAATCAAGATCGCGATGGAGCTGCAGGGTTTGTAGTTCCTCGCGATTTTGTTATGCTCCCATCTAAGGGAGTAATTTATCCTATTGATTCACCCCTACATGGTTTAGAAGAAATAGAAGTGAGGCATCTTACTGCTCAAGATGAAGATGTTTTAACATCAAGGTCTTTGTTAAGAAGCGGCAAGGCTTTAGATGCTGTTCTAAACAATGTTATTCTCAATAAAACTGTTAAAGCCGATAAAATGATTTCGGGCGATAAGAATGCAATTCTTACTTTTTTGAGAATTACTGGATATGGTCCGGAGTATGTTGTTCAGATTGATTGCCCAAGTTGTGGTGCTGATGTTAAACATGAGTTTGATCTGTCTACTTTGAGTATGAGATTTTTGGATGTTTCGCCGATTGCAGATGGTGAAAATAGATTTGAATATACATTACCATCGGGAAATCAAATTCATTTTAAATTCCTTACTACTGAAGAAGAAAATGCAATTAGTGATCAATTAGAAAAAGCCAAAAAGATGACTAACTCTCCATTTGACTCTAACGTAACTACAAGACTTAAGCATCAACTTGTTTCGGTTAACGGTGATGACAATAATGCAACTATAAATCAATTTGTTGATGTGATGAGTGTTAGAGATTCAAGGGCGTTCAGAAAATATTTTGATGATATTGAGCCGGATGTAATGATGAAGCAAGATTTTAACTGTCCTCATTGTGGTCATAGAGGGGAGGTGGACATACCGATTACGGTCGGTTTCTTTTGGCCTGACTCCGAATCATAAAGATTATATTTTTGAAGAAATTTTTGCTTGTGTTTATCATGGTCATTTAAGCCTACAGGATGCGTATAATTTACCTGTCCATAGAAGAAGATGGTGGATAGAAAGAATTAAAGAAATACATAATCAACAGCAAGAAGATGCTGAGAAAACTAAAGAAGCGCAACAACAAGCTGTTAAAAGTTATCAACGACAACAGCAACGGCAAGCTTTAAAACAACAAAGAGCATAAAGAAATAATATCTCCACATTTAAAAACAAGATGTGGAGATATTTATTTATATAGTATTATGTTTAAAGGAGAGTCCGTATGGAAAACCTTAATGAAATAGAATCTAAAGGACTTCTTGCATCTTTAGTGGGTGTTGGAATGTTTTCTAAAATCTTTAATAAAAAAGATAAAACAAAAGAAGACAAACGCAACAAAAAAGAATTAGATAAAATTCGCAAGAAAGCATCTAAGTATGAAAAAAGATATTTAGCTGCTATGGAAAAGAAAATCGCTGGCGGTATGTCCGTTAGAGATTATATGAAGAAGCAAGGATACACAAAATAAAGAGTTGAATAATGGCCGATATTTCCGCTAACATTACTAAAAGTTTACAAGGACTTTCCAACATCCCCGTTGGTGACCTTGCTGCAGGCATACAGCAGTTTTCTGAAGCTGTAGCTGCTGGCTCACAAACTATTCAAGACAATAATGTTACTGGCCGACAGTACAATCAAATTCTTAAAGCTCAAGCTGAAGCTAATAAACAACATATAAAAAACGAAAAAACTAAATTTAAAGAGGCAAAGAGAAAATATAAAGAAGAAAACACTCTTTGGCAGCGAGCTACTAAACAAAATAAAGAACATTTAAAAGCCCAAAGTGCCATGATTAAAGGTATGAAAACCGCTAATCGTGAGCTTACTATGTATGGTAGGGCGCAATCTAAATTAATGGGTGGGTTGCAAAAGGCCGCGGGTAACTTGGGCGGAGGAATAACTAAACTCGCAGGTAAGGCGGGTGCATTAGGTGGAGTTATTGTTGGGCTGAAAATGTTAGTTGATAGATTCTTGCAGATTGATGGAATTTTAGGAAGGATGAGCAAACAGTTTGGTACTTCAAGGAAAGAATTAAGAGTTGTAACTAATGAAGCCAAAGCATTTGCTCGTCAGATGATGTTAACAGGGACAAGTACAAGAGAAATCGCAGAGATGTCTGCTTCTATAATGGGAAACTTATCGCGTTCTACCGAAGAGACTCGTAGATTAGCTGGTGTTGCTACATTAGTTTCCAAGGCTTTTAATGTTTCACAAGATGATGCTGCAAAGTTTTTCGCTACCTTAGCTGAAACTACAACACTTACCGCAGATGAAACAAAAAAAATATTTGAAAATATGAAAAACACTGCAGCTGTTGGAGTTAATGTTGGTCGTGCGGTAAGGGATTTAGCTGCAAACAGTACATTAATAGCTATACAGGGCGAAAAACAAGTTAAGAATATGGCTCAAGTAGCTCTTTACGCGGCGGAAGCTGATACAGATATGCAGGGTATAACCAAGGGCATAAGAGCTTTTGCTGATTTAGAGCAGGCCGTTGAGCTGTCCCAGCGAATGGCCTTGCACTTTGGTGTTTCTGTAGATGCAACTGAAATGTGGCGCATAGCTCAAAGAAATAATATAAAAGAAATGGGCGAGGCACATAAGGCAAACTTGCTATTACTCCAAAGTTCAACCAAGATCGGCGAGAACATGACCTTGGGTCAAATGAGAGTTCTAGAAGATATGGATTACACTGCTAAAGCAGTGATGAAGACGCAAACGATAGTCTCGGCTAAAGAACAGAAAGCAGCAAAGGCCCGAGCAGAATCTGCAGCAACACTGAATCAGTTGGTAACGGAGCAAGCGGGAATCTGGGGTAGAATACAGAATATATTTTTAGGTCCGATTAACACCCTTATGGATGAAATGGCTGGCAGCCTTGAAGAAGGTGGTTCTACTTGGTTATCAAAACTTGAAGCCGACATGATGGCCAAATTTGATGGTAAGAAATTGCAAGACCAAATGAATAATGGTGATTGGGCAGCCGCCCTGCGGACGGCATTTGCTCCTTTAACTTCAATTCTTAAAGATATATTTGAAGAAGTTCTTGATTGGTTTATGGAAAATTATGAAGTAAATTTCATGCCATGGGGTGACGGTATTTCAAGGAAAACGCCGCGAAATCCGCGCATAGATCCTAACTCGGGAATTGATACTTCAATCGTAGCACCACAAGCATTAGGCGGTGTTCATGGGCGTGGTCGTGCCGCACTCGTAGGTGAAGCTGGTGGCGAAGTTGTCATTTCTCGTTCAGCATTAAGAAGTGGTATTGGTGTTAGTGGAAGAACAGCATCTGCCTTAGGAAGTATTGGTGTTCCTGGCTATCAATATGGGACAGATCGTTCGGGCACTAGAACTGCGCGGCAAACTGGATCGGTTCGTAATGTAAGGGCACAACAGGCAGGTGTTATGTCTAACCTACAAAACGCACCATTAAAAGAGTTTCAAGAATCGGTTTATCAATTTAAATTATCGGCAATAGCATATACTGAAGCAATGAAAGCTAATATTCAACAACAGCGAAAATTACCTAAACAACTTATTGCAGCAGTGAATATGGGTATTAAAGCTATTGGTGGCGCTGTAATGGGTGAGTCTGGCTCAAGTATGCTTAACTTTATGGGTGGTGGCGGTGAAACCATGAAGTATATGGGTATGTTTAATAAAATGGGAGCGAAAGGCGGGGCCGGTGCAATTGGTAAAGGGCTTTTAGGTCAAGGTAAAGGGCTTTTAGGTCAACTTGGTTTTGCCGCTAAAGGAAAATATGTAAATAGCCCAACACTAATGATGGTTGGTGAAGAAGGTAGAGGCGAAGTTGTTATACCCACTGAAAGAATACGAAAAGGTCTGCCGATTAATGCTGGTGTAGCAAGAGAGTTAGGTTCTATTGGGGTGCCGGGATTTATGAATGGTGGATTTTCGCTGATAGACGGTGGTGGCCCATCTGGTGGTGGCGCTAATAAAAGTCCTGGCTTTTTCGGCAAAAGATATGGTAAGGACAGCGCCTTTCAAGAGGCTGGTGGTTTTAAAGGTGCAGGTAGAATGGCCCTCGGACAAGGGGCAATGCAAGGTCTTCAATCAGCTTTCAATACTTTTCAACAAGGCGGCAATAGTGATCAAGTGGTGGCTAGTGGTTTGACTTCGGGAATAAGTACAGGTATTGGAATGGGCGCTACAGCTTTGTTAGCCCCTTTAGGTCCGTTTGCGCCAATGCTCGGTGGTCTTATTGGTAGTAGTGTGGGAAAATTAATAGCTGGACCGATAGCGAAACTTACAGGTGCGAGTGACCATCATTATGGTAAATATAGGAAAAGATCAATGAAGCTTTTGAAATCTCATATAGCTTCAAATATGCCTTTTGAGCCTGGAATACCTGCTAGATTAGGTAAAAATATGCAAATGGCTATTACAGGCCGATATGATAGTCCAACTCCAGGATCGCAAGCAGGGTTAAAAAACGCCTTAATTAAAAACTTTCCTAACCTTAATGATAAAGAGGCTATCAGCTTTATTAATCTTATGTTAGGAAGTGAATCTAACCCCAGAGCATACTCATATTTTAATAGAGATTTTGGTCTTCCACAGGCGATGGAATTTGCTAAAGGTGGTGTGGTCAATAGAGCTACTAACGCTATCATTGGTGAAGCTGGCCCCGAAGCGGTGGTGCCATTAGAAAATTCTGAATTAGTAAGAGAAATGAGAGAAATTAGAAAAGCAACACAGCAGCTTGTAAGAATAATTGGTGATGGTAAAACTACTATTAATTTGGATGGTAGAATATTGGCAGAATCTACGGGTTTAAATATGTATAAAATAGCTCAAGGTGGATAGAGATAATAAATGGCTACAACACGAATGAAGTTAGATGAAATAGG